GTTGTTACCGCTGTTGCTGCTTTTGATTTTGCTTCCGCTTCCTTCTTAAGTAATTTTGTTTCTACAATCGAATTTTCACCTCTACCATCAAAATCGTATTTATATCTGGTAATATCAGTTTGTGTGTTTGTTTTGTGATTTTCTATTATTTTCATACTAATAGAAACATCAACCACCGATGGATACATAAAGGTATCAGTTGGGTCATCAAAATTAGATGGCCATACGGTATTTTCTTCAACCGAAAATGATAAACTTTCAATAAATCCAAATACATTTTTATACATATCACCGATTGATAAATAAACTAAATTTGGTGAAAAAGCATATTGTGATGTTTGAGTTTCACCACCATATTTCATTTCGGAAATTTCATCATATGGAAATGCCAATGATTTTAAATAGTTTATCTTTTTAACCATATTTAGTTTTTGGCCATTGTATTGGTAATACAATTTTAAATTAAATTTTAAACTTCTTTCAACACCCGTATATCTATTCACTTTAAATGGTGACCCAACATATCTAAAATTAGTCCATTCTGGTGCAATATCTTCACTCAATCCACTAATAGTTCCTTCAAATGGTATTGTAGTTGAATTACCATACTTTTGAAACAAAACTAATACTTGATTTTTACCTGTTTGTTTTTCTATAAACTCATTTAACTTATCAGCTTCTATTTTATCAACATCTTGAACTGAATAGGTATCCCATCGTTTATTTACATCTATGGTTTTTGAGAAATTATCCTTTTTGGTATATATCGGTAATTCTGTACCATCGGTTAATGTGATAGTTTTACCAGTTTTTGGTTTTTTTAATGCATTTGCCAAATTTTTCAAACCACCCTTTGTAACGGCATTTATTGCAAGATTAGTTGCAACACCTTGTAAATTGGATGAACCTTGATTTAAAGTTGCTAAAATTGATGTAGGGGATGGTGATTGTTTTACAAAATAATCCTTTCCTGGTTCTATTGCATTTCTTAATCCCTGTTGTGTTCGGCCTAATGATATTGGTTTATTAAAAACACCCTTTCCTCTAAATATAGTATCGGATGGTCTATTTGCACTTCCACCAAGTGCACCACCAATTTGTCCTCCAATTAAATCTGCAATCGCGCTTGGGGATGATGCAAGTAATGCAGCACCTCTTTGTGGATTAATCAACCCCCTACTTTCAATTCTGATATTTTCAGCCTTTCCGTAAAGTTCTTTTTGTTGTGATTTAAATAAATCCTGTATTGTTGCCATTTATGAATAGTAGTATTTATTATAAATATTATACATTTCTATTTATACCATAATTACTACGGGCCTGATTTAATAAAGTTTGACCCAAAACTCTTCCATTTAATGTAAGAACTGAATTTTCTTTTTTCGTATTCTCAAAAATTAGATTTAACGCCTGTGCAGATAATCCTAATAATGCAACCATTTCTTGTTGTAATTTTGTTGAATATTCCGTTTCCGTTAATGTTCTGGTTTGGTCGGTTTTTATATCATTTTGAACTGCTAATGTTTTTTCACCACTTGCTTTTACTTCCGTTTTAAGAGCAGTATTTCCAGTATTTGTTGCAACAACGTTTGCTCCGTTTGGACTGTTTATTTGTTTTTGTAATGTAAGTATTTGATTATCAATCTTTTTTTGTTCTTCAAGATTTTTTAGATTAGCATCTGTATTTGACTTTGTAGTAAAAATTTCATCAAAAATGGAATATCCTTCAGCTACTTTACTTTTTTGTTTTTTTAATTGTTCAATCTTAAGGGCAGCTTGTTTATCCGATTCAACCTTTTTTGCTGCAGCCTCCTGTGCGGCTCTTTCTTTTGCAAATATATTATTATACGTTTCTGTTAATTTTTTTTCTAATGCTGCGGGGTCATTTACTGAACCATCTTTGTTTTTCTTTCCTGCAGTAGCCAAAATGTCATCTTTTTTTGTAAGATATTCGGCCAATCTCATATCCGTTCCCTTAATTTGTTGCGAACTTATCAAATTACTTATACTATTGTCTATTCCAGCAACTTTATCGATAAATGGTTGCATTGCTGAACCTTGTAAACCGGCCACATTTAGTCCAGATGCAGTACCAGACAGCTGATTTGTCACAAATCCCGATGCAACTTCTGCCGCCAAATCTGCGGCCATTTTTTGTTTGTCAAACTTATAATCTTTTTCAGCTGCTAATGCTCTGTATTTTTGTTCCAAGAAAATTCCATCAATTCTTTGAGCTTGTTCTAATTGCAACATAATCAAACGTTGTCTTTGCTCAAATGCTAATAGTTTGGCTCTTTGTTCTTGTTCTAATGCCAATTTCGCAGCTGCTCCACTTATGTCTGCCTGTAATGCACCTTGAGCAAATGCTGCACCTTTTGCTTGTTCGGCCTTCAAATCACCGGCTAATCCTCCACCTTTACCTTGTTGTAATCCCATTAATGCGGAGATATCCATTCCGGTAGCTTGAGTTAATGCTTGCTTTTGGAATGGGTTCATTGCATTTATATCAATTCCACCCAACTGTGTTTTAAGTGCCGATGCTGCACCGGCTTGGTCTCCACTCATTAATTTAGCTCTTACTTCGGAAAGGTTTACATTTTTTCCGAGCATTGCCGATAAACTCATTTCGGCCTTTATACTATCTTTATAGTTTAATACCATTGAATCCGATGCCTTCATCATTTGTGACATCGATACACTCATTTTAGTAAGTAGACCGGCTTGTTTTACAAAATTATCAGCAGTTCCACTACTAAATTTATATATGTCTTCTCCCGCATCTTTGATTTGATTGAATATAGCTTGTGGTGCTAATTTATTTATTTTTGCAAACTCAGTAATACCAGCAATTAAGTTTTGGGCCATTGCAGCTGATGTTTTTCCCATTAAACGGAAAAGATTTGTCATATTCATTACATCATCTGCACTCCCTCCAAAATGATAAGCCAAACCCGCAGCTTGTTCATTTAATGCAAAACTATCCTTTACGGTACCACCAAATATAGATTGAAATTTACCAATACCTTCTACAATTGCTTTGGTTGAAGACCCGATTGCTCTCAATGCTCTTTCAGAAATACTTGAGTATTTACTAATAAAAGACATACCCGATGCTGCTATTGCCTTTCTTTTATCAATTTCAGCATCCAATGTTTCCATTGCCTGTTGGAATTGGAATTGTAATGCATCTTTTCTCAATCCCAATTCATAGTCTAACTTATCCTTAACTAAACTCTGGTCATATTGTAATTGGTCTGATTCAATTCCTTTTCGATAATTGAACATATCATCTTCGGCCTGTTGCCTAAGTTGTAGAGGTACTTTGTAATTGTAATCTGCGTTTAGTTTACGCATTTGCTCGGTTCCTTCCAATGAATCTTCGATATCTTTCAAATCACCTGGTGAGGTCATTTTATTTCCACCCATCATCTTCATAGAAGCTTGTAATTTTGCAAGTCCACCACTATCCCAAAAATCAAATGCCATTTTCGCAACTCCTGCAACAGCACCAACAGGACCTGCCATACGAAGCATACCACCCGCCATACTACCCAAACCACTCATAACTCTACCCACACCCGCTTTACCCAATCCAGCAGTTCCTCCTCCTTTTTGACCAATAGAACCGGCAAATTTAGCCATACCTCTGGTCATTCTTTTGGTTGCATTCTTTCCAAATACATCCGTTGTGAATTGTTGTAGTCTATTTAATCCTAACTTACTTGCTTGAGCTTGGAATTTGTCTAATCCTTTTTGTGTTCTATTTGCCCAGGCCTTATTTTCTGTAAATTCTTTCTTCTTCTTTCCACCTCCACCACTTGAACTTGGTTTATCTTCTTTTTCTTTTTTCTTAGATTCTTTTTTTTGTTCTTCTACACTAGTTTTAAAAGAATCTACCGATTTAGTAAATGTATTTATACTTCTAATAAGTTCATCAGTTGACTGAGCAAAATTAGTGATATTTTTATTGAAGTAAGTTATACTTCTTTCCATAGAATTATCACTACTCGTAGTTACCGGTTTATATTTATTTTTAGCCATTTAATGAAGTTATTCTATAATAAATATTAGATATACTTTTTTATCTTCTTCTTGCCGTCTTTGAGGTTGTATTTTTATTCATTGCTCTTTCGTAAACACCAGCTTCTGCATCTTTTGCTTTTATCAATTCTCTCCAATAAAACTCTCTTAACTTAATAGGCATATAATATACATCACTCCAATTAAAACCACCATTGGAATTATAAACCAAATTAAATATTTGTTGATGTAATACCGTTGAATAATTACTCGGTAGGGTAAAAAAAGTCAAGTCCTATTGGGACTTTAAGAGCCTCCGTCTCTCCGGTGAATGGTGAGGTGTAATCAAATGTTAAATCAATATCCGGTGTTAATGTTTGAATATATTTTCTTAAAGAACGAGAGTCAGCGGCTTGTAATTGATTTATAACAAAATTACTAATATATCCTAAATCTCTATTTCCATCAACTTCGGTTAAAATTCTTCGTAATCTTGTAGTAATTTCATTGGACTGTTTTAATGTTTTTTCACTAGCCTCAATATCTTTTTGTATTGCAAGTTCATCAAAATGAGTTAATAATTTGAATTTAACAGGCACTCCGGTTTTTGGTAATACATATTGGTATTCGTTTGTTCTACTCAATAAGGATTCATCTATTTCTTTTATTTTTAATTTAGACATATCCACAGTAATGTCAACTGCTTCGTTTTCATTTGGGTCATTTATAGTTACACTATATTCTGGACCATATGCTAATATTCTACTAGAAATTAATATTGCGTTTTTGTCACCAATTAATAAATCACCAACATTTACACTTGATTCTACTATAATTGATTCTAATAATTTATCCAATACAATTCCTTTTCTTAATAAGTTTGTAGAAGTTAAAATATCTTCTTCTCTCGCCGTCATTAATTTGATTGTAATCTCTCCTTTTGATAATGGAGAACTTTCAGGATATACCAATCCTTTTGATGGTAAACTGATGATTTCCGTTGGGAACTGATACGACCTCTGTCCTTGTTGTTGAAATCCACCCAATCCTCTAGTAACTTGTTGTTCTACATTTTGTTGTTCCATAATATAACTTTTGTGTTTATTATATATATTATGTTTTTCAAAAAATGAAAAAAGGGATACTTTGTGGGTATCCCTTTCTTTTATAATTTTAATACGATTAGTATTCTAAAATTGCGTAATCGTAAGATAAAGTCAATTCAATTGACAACGGGTCGTTTGATGCCCAATCTAATTCACCAAAGTTTGCTGATGTGATGAATGCACCTTTTAAAGTCCATTGTTCAATTTTATCACCAACTGGTCCTAATAAGAAGAATGTAACATCTTTCTTATAGAAAGCAGAATATCCATCTCTACCTGTTAATGACTCATGTGATTGTCTAACCCACTCCATAACTTGCTGTGCACCTGATGGTACAATTGGGTCATAAAGAGTAATAGTTACATCATCCCAAGTTGATTTACCTTTCAACTTTCTTTTTACGTTGATATGGTCTAATTCTACAACTTCTGATGTGAAAGTTGGTCTGTTTGCTGTTTTGATAATGTATGATTCGATACCATTAATTTCCATAATGAATCTGTTACCCATTTTAGGTTCAAAATTCTTATAAAACATTTTATCAAACTCTAATATTTCTGGCATTTTACTTTATTTTAATTCTTTTATATAAATATCTGTTTTCTAAATTATCCGTTAAAAGCTGCTCCAGTTGGTAAGATGTTGAAATCAATTTGAATGAATTCAGCGGTCTTAGTTGGTTGTAAGTAGATAGCTCCTTTCATAATGTTTCTATCAATTACATCTGGTGTGTTATTAGTTTCATCCATTACAACACGGAATGCGTACAAACCTTGTCTTTGTTGAATTGATTCTAAATAAGGATTAACGATGTTTAAGAATCTATTTCTTGTTTCAGAAGTATTTTGTTCAAATACTAAGAATCTTGAAGTAGATGCGATATATTTTCTTACAGTTAATAACAATCTTCTTACATTGATTCTATCCAATGCTGATGGTTTGTCTTGTAATGTCTTTTGTCCGAATACTACGATACCTTGTCCTGGGAATTGTACGATTGGGTTCACTTTACCTTCGTATAATTCATCTTTTTCAGATTGAGTTAATCTATTCAATACACTAACTGCTCCTACTAATCCACCTCTATTCAAACCTGCTGGTGCGAACCATTCTGCTGCTACTCTATCGTTTGCTGCAAATACTCCAGGTAATAATACCGATGGTGGGACTGTTACTAATTTATTTGTATTAATATCGATTGTTTTAATCCAAGGATAGTAAGTTGCTGCGTAATTAGTATCCAACTCACTAGCTTTAGTAATTGTTGTTTCTAAACTTAAATCAGAATCACCCATTTCAGTAATAAAGAATGCATCTGCTCTTTGTTCAACCATATCAACAATTGCTGTGTGAATATATGAGTGGTCGTTCTTTGTAACACCAGGTGCTACAACCATATTAATATCAAATTCATCTGCGTTAGATAAAGCGTTAATTGCTTTCATATATGCAACGGAACCATTTGATGTGGAATTTGTTAAATCAAATCCTTGTGTGTTTCCTTGAGATATATCAGAACCCAAATTAATAGGTGTTAATGGACTCATACCATCAAACCCTTCTTGGAATGCTACAACGAATTGTGCAGTTGTAGAACCTACTGATAATGAACCTCCATTTGCTACATCTAATCCAAACACAGAGTTAGAACCTATTGTTGCAGAAACTGGAATTGCTTTTAAGTATACTTTATTATCATTATTGAAATCCAAATCAATACCACCATATTGTGTTGCAGATGCAGTTACAAATGTTACTACTGGAATTAAACTATCGTTTGCTCCAGCTACAACCGGTAATTGATAAGCTGCATGTCCGAATGGAACTGCTTGAATTGGTGCGTTTACATTTAAGCTTGCAACTCTAATATATTTTGAAGTATTTACCCAATCACCTTCTTCTTGTATTTTACCATCTGAATTTGGAACGAATGATAATTTTCTATCACCAATTACTCTACTAATAAAGTTTGGGGAGTTGGGGTCTAAGTTTACATTTGCAAATGTTTCTAAAACATTCTTTTTCTTATTTGTATCATTAAAATCTCTCACTACAACTGTAAATGTTCCATAGTCTGTTCCGTTTATTGAACCAGCTGCTTTAATATTTGAAATACCTATTTTTACTTTTGTATTTGCAGAATTACCAACACCCAATGTTTCAAATTTGAAAAGGTCGTATCTTTCACCACTAATTTGTTGTGATTTAATCATCGGTGTCAATGCTTCTTGTGCATCAAATGTGAAGTCTTGTTCATCTAATATTACTACACTTGCAGTTGCAACTGATTCTGTTACAGCTGTATTTTTAAATACACCATAAGTATATCCTGATTTTGAACCAAATGGAGATGTTCCATAAGTAGATTCAATATCTGATAATTCAACTACACCACCCGAAATGTCTGAAATGATTGTTGAACCACTTAATCCGTTTACTGATGAACCTGTTGGGAATAATAACGCTAGTGAAGATGTCACATTACCATGTGAACCCACTACCATCAATGGTTTTCCTGCTGTATATCCACCTACACCCGCTACTCTACAAATAGTTGCACTACCTGCTTCTCTTAAATAATTTTGTACTGCTAATGGAGTATAATATGTTCCATCAGCTGCTCCAAATAATTCAGCAAACTCAGCTTGTGAATTTACGATTGTTGGAACTACTGGTCCTTCTAAGAAAGGGCCTATGAATGCTGCACCTATTTC